CACAGAAGCACAGGTTGACTTCGAAGAAGAACAACAGATAGCCATGGAGCAAGGTCGGTAAATGAAGACCGCATGGCTAAAAGAATGTAAGACGAAAGAAGAGAAAGCACAGGTACGACAACTTATCTTGTCAAACCGTGAGAGCCTCGACCGTCTTCAAGAAATCCTAGGGCCTATGCTCAAGGACAGCCCACCTACAGCTGACTATGACAGTCCATCTTGGGCTTTCAAGCAGGCTGATAGGATCGGGTTCAACCGAGCACTAACCACGGTGCTTGATCTTATCAACCTAGACAAGGAATAAAACATGGTATTTACTGACGGTGCTGAAACCACACAGACCGAACAGTCCCCAGAGAATCAAGCACAGGATACCCCACCACAGGAATCTTATGTACAGAAACTCGTAGAGGCAAAGGGAGAGAACTGGAGCAATCCTGAAACTCTTGCTAAAGGAAAACTCGAAGCTGATGGCTACATTAAGACTCTAGAAGAGCAGCTAGCCCTGATGCGAGAGGACATCCAGAAGAAAGATTATCAATCTCAAGTTCTTGAACAACTCCAGAATAAGGCCACTGACACTACCGCAGTGAAGGATGGAGTGCCCAATAATAACGGTAGCACAAATGCGCAGAATACCACTGAAAGCATTAGTGAGGAACACCTGAAGAGCCTTGTTGAGAAGACACTGACACAGAGGGAAAACGATACTGCTGTAAAGCAGAACCTATCCCACGTAGATCAGGAGCTAAGCAAAAGCTTCGGCACAGAAGCTGTAGCTGTTGTAACTAAGAAAGCTGAAGAGCTAGGTATGTCAATGGATCGTCTACGTGACATTGCATCTGAATCTCCTAACGCCTTCTTTGCTCTTATCGGTGAAGGACCTAAAGCCCAACAGAACCCTATGGTTCAAGGCTCGGTACGAACTGAGGGTGTCAACATGCAAGTCTCGGCAGAACGTAATTGGTCATTCTACCAAAAGCTACGCCGAGAGAACTCACACGAATACTACTCGCCTCGTAATCAACAACAACTTATCGCAGATAAGATGAGAATGGGCGACAAGTTCGGTAACTAAACTCTCTTAAATCAAACTAAAAGGACTAGCACAATGGCTGGCATGATTTCCTCCAATGCTGATACACAGCGTTTAATCCGTGCAGAGGTATACTCCTCTGAACTAAAAGACATCCTACGGGACGAGATGCAGGCACAACGTTACGTACGTATGCTTGACGGTTTCCCAGATGGTGACTCATTCACAATCCCAACAATCGGTAAAACAACCGTAGCTGACTACACAGAAGATGCTGCAGTTGCGTACACACCGATGGACACAGCTGAGTTCTCTTTCACAGTTGACAAGTACTTGCAGTCTGCAACATACCTAACCAAGAAAGCTGCACAAGATTCGTTCTACTCAGCTCAGCTTGAAGCACGGTTTGTACCAGAGCAAGAACGTGCCATCCTTGAGCACTTCGAGGCAACCACATTTGCATCTCCAGAAGTTGGCGTAACAGCTAACTCCGCAGAAACAACTGATGGCATTGCTCACCGTATCTCAGGTGGTAACTCAGGTGTCATGGAACTAGCTGACTTTGCATTCGCCCGTTATGCGTTGAAGAAGTCTAACGTTCCAGACCGTAACTTGGTTGCTGTTGTTGATCCATCTGTTGAGTACCAACTGAACACATTGACAAACTTGACCAACGTGTCAAACAACCCAATGTGGGAAGGTATCGTTCGTGACGGTATCGCAACTGGTATGCGTTTCGTAGCTAACGTTTATGGCTTCGATGTATATACATCCAACTACTTGAAGGGCACAGTTGCTGATGCAGCCTTGCTTGAAAAAGATGGTTCCACAGGCAATGACTTCTCAGTCAATGCTGGTGTTGCTAACTTGTTCTTCTCAGCTGATGCGAGTGCTAACCCATTCGTTGGTGCATGGCGTCAAATGCCAGAGGTTGACTATGAGTACAACAAAGACAACCAACGTCACGAGTATGTTACTACAGCTCGTTACGGTGTTAAGAAGTACCGTCCAGAAGGTATCGTTACAGTCGTAACTAACCCTGCTGTATAATACTCTAGGGTGTCCCTTAACGGGGGCACCCACTAACTTTCCTCTTGACAGATGTTTCAAACCCCTGTATAATTTCTTTACCTTGGCAGGGCCACTAGTATATACCCCCACGGAGACTCCTCATGGCTAACGTAAATCACTCGACCCTTACTGATCCTTACTTGCATGAGCCTAAGGGTGTTGCTACAGCTTCTTCAGGTGAAGTGTATGTAGCTAACGGTTCAGGTAGTGGAGACTGGAAAGAACTATCTAGGTACGTCAACGGGTATGTACCCTTCAATTCGGTGACTCCTTTCGCCTACCAACATGCAGTGACTACAACTTTCACACCCATTAATCCTACCTTTTCTCTTGAGGCTACTAATGGCTTTACAGCCACTGGCACCCCTAATGCACGTCTTACGTATGTGGGTACCGAGGATATTGTAGGACCGATTAACTTTTCATTAGCTTATAAGAATGCCTCAGGTACCGAAAGAGATGTTGAGCTAATCTTCTATAAGAACGGTGCTGTGATGAATGGTGGTCACCTCATTGTAACGGCTGTATCTGGGCAGTGGAAAAGTGCCACCCTTACAGATATAACAAGCTTGAGCACTAATGATTATGTAGAAGTATTTGTTAAAGCTTCTGCTGCTTTTACTCTTCAGGTTGCCTCAGCTTCTCTGACTATCTTGGGAGTACCTAATTGATGAAAACTACACTCCTACAGATAGTACAGTCTATCCTAAGTGATATGGACTCAGAGGGTGTCAACAGTATTAGTGACACAATCGAAGCACAGCAGATTGCTTCAGTAGTTGAAGACACGTACTACAACATCATAGCAGCACGGGATATACCTGAGCATACTAAGTTGATGTCACTCACAGCTGCAGGTAACTCAGCTAAGCCTACTCACTTCAGCTATCCAACTAACACAAAGCATATCGAACGTATCGAATACAACATCGGTACAGACGCAGATAAGAACTATCAGGTTATCCACTTCATGGAGCCTATGGTCTTCCTTGATCGTATGGACGAAGCAGGCCTACTTGTTGAGACCTTTGATGCTGGTGTAGACATCTTTGTCAACTCCACTAAGTCTCCTACGTACTACACAACCTTTGACGATAACTATGTCATCATGGACTCATATGACTCAACAGTTGAGGCTACCCTACAGAACAGTAAGGTCAGAGCCTTCGGTTCTACATACCCAGCCTTTAGTCAGACTGACACACACCAACCTGACTTAGACAATACAATGATGCCACTACTCTTGGCTGAGGCTAAGTCAGCTTGCTTCTCCTTGTTCAAAGGTGGTTCAGACCCTAAGGTTGAGCAGTCAGCTCGTCGCCTTAAGTCATACATTCAGAACGACATGCACAAAAGTAGTCGTGCTAACACCAAGAACAGTTACGGGAGAAAGTAATGGTTGAGTTCTTCCATGACACACAGAACCAGACGTGTGTATGCAAGACTGACAAGATGCTCCCAGTCATAACTATCTCTAAGGAGATCGGTGGTTACTGCTTCTTTGTCATTACTTTCGAGAAGGGTAGTGTTCCTGTTGAACTGAACGGTAGGTATTCAAGCATACCTAAAGCTCAAACAGCCGTTGAGCAGTACCTAAAAACCAAACGTAAGTCAGCTACAGTTCGTAGAAACGAGTTTAGTGAAGACTTCGACAAACGTAAGAAGGTAAAAGATGCCGCAGAGTCTAGGTCAAAAGGCAGTAAATAACTTCGTTCGTGGTCTCATCACTGAGGCCTCAGAACTTACGTTTCCAGAGGGTGCTTCTGTAGACGAACTTAACTGTGACCTTCGTAGAGATGGTACACGTAGACGCAGGTTATCAGCTAAGGTAGAGGACAGCAGTGTGTTGTCTTCTTTTACTTTGTCAGACACTGAAGCCTTAGCTACAGGTGACTGGGTTAACGTAGGTGGTACAGCCGAGCTAACCTTCCTTGTGGTACAGAAGGGTTCTACCCTTTACTTCTATAACAAGGCTGACCTACCATACTCAGCCCAGATTGAGGCTTCATCCTTTGACCTAGCTCCATATGAGTACGCAGGTTCAGCTGGTGCTGAGACAGCTAAGTGTCAGTTCACAAGCCTTAAGGGTAACCTTGTAGTATCCTCCCAAGCTATCAATACAGTAGCTGTTGAGTATGACGCAGGTACCCTCACAGGTACAGCTATCGCCTTTAAGACTAGAGACTTTGAATGGCAGGGTGACATTGACACATACTATGCCAACGATGGAACACCTACCAATGCCCGTAAGTATGATGCACAGAACGCAGGTTGGGGTGTAGGTAACGGTTCACCGTCTGACCTAACTAAACGTCTTACACACCCATGGTTTGCAGGTAAGGACGAGACAGGTGCTTACTCATCAAGTGAGTGGGAACTAATCTACGGTGGTACATCCCTCACAGGTAACGGCCACTACCTATTTGACTTCTTTAACAAGGTTCGTCCTTACGTAGGCACCGAGGCTGAGACCTCACGTTTCCGTTGTGTTGAGTCCTTTGCTGGTCGTATCTTCTACTCAGGCCTTGAGAGTTCTAAGAATGCAGGTACAATCCTGTTCTCCAAACTGGTTGACACCATCAAAGACTTAGGTCGTTGTCACCAACAGAACGATCCAACATCTGAGAACATGTCAGACTTGCTGGCCACTGACGGTGGTGAGATCAAGATACCTGACGCCATTAAGATCCAACGTCTGTACGCATACCAGTCATCATTGTTTGTCTTTGCTGAGAACGGTGTATGGCAGATCACAGGTGTTGACGGTATCTTCTCAGCATCCCAGTATTCAGTTAACCGTGTATCTCGTGTGGGCCTACTACAGCCTGAGACCTTTGTGTCAGCTGATGGTACTCCTTTCTGGTGGTCACGGTTCGGTATTCACACGTTGTCTACTGACCCAGTATCCCTACAGGGTTCAGAGCAGAACTTAACTATCCCTACTATCCAAACGTTCTGGGATAAGATCAGCACCGATGCTAAGCTCAAGGTTACAGCTACCTATGACAGTATCAACAAACGTATCTACTGGGCTTACCCAGATGACAACGAGACTGTATCATCTAAGCTTAACAACTTCCTGATCTTGGACATCCCACTGCAGGCTTTCTTCCCTTGGAAGATTACAGACCAACCATCTAACACGTCATCAGTTGTAGGTTTGTCATTCTACTCAGGCTTCGGAGCTAAGAACCTCGAACTTGATGTAACAACTAACAACGGTGCTGACGATGTAGTTGAAGGTACTGACGACATTGTATCTCTGCAGGTGTCAACCTTTAATACAGGTGACCCAGCCATCGTCCTTATCATTCGTGACGGTACAACCAACAAGCTAACCAAGATCGG